TGAAGGTGGTGTGAAATACATGGAACAATCCTTATGGGATTACTATGGTGATCGACTGAAAGAAGTCAAGCAGTTCAGTTGCATGACCAGAGATGAAGCACTAGCAAATAATAAAAAACTTCAAGAGGCACAACAGGGCACTGATATTTAAATAAATATTAGTATGATTTTTGTTGGTGTGCATGTTATAGTGTTGGCCATCACTTTGTGGCTGTTCTTACACCGATACTTATTTGAAAAGAACGAATATTGGTTTTATGTGATGTATATTTTTGGCATACACATATTACTGTGTTCAATTTACTTTTGGTATTTTCATATGCATGACGATGGATATAGATTTTACAGATGGTTATTAAAAATGATTGGAATATATAATGAATACAACATGTAGAAAATGCGGTTGCAAATCACACTGTCAAGAGATGGATGGCATACGTTGGCCTAACGAACCTTGTGAAAAATGTCAGTGTGAGAGATGCGATTGCAAACTTTGTGAAAATCACAAAGTATAGTTAAACATATATAAGTAATTACATGAGTGTAATTTACTGTCACAATGAAGGTAATCCAATAACTTTCATACACAATCCCAAGGCGGCTGGTACATCTATAGCAGATTGGATTTGGTCATCGGTAGGATATAAAAACACAATCACATACAGAAATCACTGGACACTGGAAGAAGTTCGTGACATGATGAAACAAGATCATGGTATCACAGATTTAGGTACTACATTTGGTGTAGTGCGTAATCCATATGACCGAGCAGTATCCGCCTATGCATATTTACGAGTTAGATTTGAAGGATTGTATGGTTGGCAAAACATATGTTCAGAACAAGAAAGAATACACAACTTTCATGAACTTGATCAAGGCTTTGAATACTTTTTAAAATCTCAAGAATACTACAAAAGAAAATACGAAGTTATGATGCCTCAACTATTCTGGCTCAAAGGTGTTGATCGTATATGTAAAATGGAAACGTTATTGCAAGACTTTGATCCTATTGCAGGTCTGTACAAAGTTCAAAAAAGATTCAAAATACCATTTCATAATGTTTCTCATCGAACTGATGATTGGAAAGCCTTTTACAACAACACATGCAAAGCAATTATTGAAAACCATTTTGGTGAGGATATTGAAACATTTGGATATGATTTTGATATGCCAATCAAACAATTTGGTAGAGATCAATATTGGTCAAAGAAAATGGCCAAAGACAAAGAACAAGTCAAACAAGAAGTAGAAGACTTAAACAATTTAGGATCAAATTGATTTTTCAATCTGTTTAATTTTTACTTGTATTTCGTCAATATTAATAGTAGACCAGAATCCTGGATGTAACGGCTTTGGTATATGCCCTGAGTCAATCCAAGCAAACCCTGAATGTTCATTGTTCAATACAGGTACAAATTCTTGTTCCAACACACCAAAAAATGTATGATATATAAACTTGTTGTCTGCTGACGTAAAGTGTTCAATGGGTATGAGTTTTTGTACGTTAGGATAAGTACCAAGTTCTTCTGTGCATTCTCTTCTTATGGTTTCAGACAATGATTCACCACGATCTGCTTTACCACCAGCCAATCCCCATGCTCCTGGATGTTTAGGATCGTTTCTGAGTAAGTAAAGATATCTTTTAGTTGATTTGCTGTACAACCAAATGCCTACAGCATTTATATGACGAGACTCCATTCTCCACCTTTAAATAAACCTTGGTAACTCTTGGACCAAGCACTGCCGTTCCACTTGTATTGTATGCTGGTTGTTGAGTTGGTGACAAATTGTTGATCAGAAGTTGCTGATGCATCAAATGACACAGACCAATTTGTGCCATCATATTGTACAATATCATTTTTGTTTGCTACCAAGGCACCCCATGCGTCTGCAGGATCTGTGTTTGTAGACTTACCAATATCATCTAATAACAAGTATCTTTGTCCTGATTCGGCCGCCGCCAATCCTGCACCTGGTCCTTGTGTGATAGGATCAATCACTTTGGTCACTGCTGTCAGTGTATTGGTAGGTACAGTATCTGCATCTACTGTGAACAATAAAAATCTATCATCAGTAGGATGGTATGCCACTGTGCCTGATACTTCACTTGATGTACCTGGGATCACTAATTTAATCTGCGATATACCGGGGCGTAATGCGCCGTACACACTCACCAAGTCCTTCCATAGTACATTTGATGTCTGTGCCACTGATGCGTCTAATGTGCCTACCGCAGGATCAACTGCTGAATGTTCAATGAGTTGTAGTTGGTTACCAATCAAAATAGTTTGATAATCAAAAGGTGTAATCTTTTGTCTAGTACCTAACAACAAATCATCATTGGTCAGTGCCGCCTGAGCATCACCATTGGCATCAAATGCTGATGAAATAACTTTGTGAATTACTCCCATCTTGGTAACCTTGGCAGGAGGTGATATAAAAATTGGTATTTGAAAAGTCATTGACGATATATCAATGGCAGCCTCTGTGCCCATGGGTATGGTTCTAGAAGACCATGTTGTGCTCAATAGTTCTACTACACTCAACGAAGTCCAATCAATGTAGTTGTCAGTGCTCTGTATTTCCATTGATGGATTGAATAATGTGTATAGTTGTTCAATGAGTTGTAGTTTCATTGTGGTATTAGTAGTCCATATGTCCAACTGTATATTCATGTTGTATGGTACTGGCATTAATCTTTCTACAGTAAATGCATTGCCTTGCGTTTGTTCAAATGTTTGAGATGATTCGTCCCAGGTACGTTGCCTAAATACTTTCTTGTCTACAAAGTTTGGCTCTTGCATTCTGTTTCTATCATGTTCCAATGTAGTAATGTAAAAAGTCATCATTGGTGAGTTAGGCATTTTGTTTGCTGAGTTTTCAGAAATAATAGCCGCCGCTTGTTTAGATGCATCACCATATCTGATTGGTACTCTAACTAGAGCCGCCGCACCTGCATCTGTGCGACCATATTCCACTTGAAAATTAGAAAACATTCTTGTGAACTGCAACAAGAAACGTCTGATCTGATCATCATAAAAAAATTGTTGTAATGCCATTAAACTGCAAACTCCTGATTACTAGTTTGGAAATTAGGTTTACGCATAATAGTTTTACCTATAAGTTCTAGTTCACCTTTATTATTTACATCTATTACAAAAGGCATGTTAATATCTGTTTGCATATCCTTCATGACTGCCTGTGCTTCGTCTGGAAGTTCAGCAATACGTTTACCATGTTTGTGGTACACTTCACGAAACAATCTAATCAATTCTGCTGATGTGATGGGTTTCCGATTTCTTTCATCGTTCAATCTATCATGGAAGTGTTTAGTAAACTCAACGTCAATGCCAAGTTTAGCAAACAGTCGATCAGCATATGCTTCTATCTGATTCAACACCTGTGGTGTAATACCTGTGAATTCCATTAAACGCATTAGTTGTCCTTTTTAGGTCTCAATAGATCAGACAGTGATTGTTGTGAACTAATATTACCTCTATCTTTGGTTGTGATTGTAGCACTGTTGTTAACAAATGCTGATCTTTGTGACTTGTTATCTGCACCTGGTGTTGTTGTGGTTCTTACATTGTCTTCTACTTTGACAAAACGTGTGCCATCATATCTAAACAATCTGTTTGGAAAATAATCTAATCTCAATACATAATCTCCTTTAGATGGGTTAGTAGGAAATGCAGTACCTGTAGTAACAGGAGCACCATTTGGTGGAATATCATTACCAGTTAAATATCCAACTAGATAACCGCCTGCCTGTGCTGATGAGCCTGCAACTGCTGTACCATCATTGGTTTTATTCTCTGATGATTTTGGCACGTCGCCTTCAGTGGGTAATACATAAAAAGATCCATTGTCATAGCCTGACTTGGGTACTTCTGCTTCTGCTTGTTGTAATATCTTATCATTGATTTCTAAATTCTTTTTCTTTTGTGATACAAAGTCTTCAATGGTACCTGCTGATGGATTGTCTGGATCCATGGGTTTGTTTAGTATGTCATTGTATTCTTGTGATGCACTCAATGGTGTCATCTTCACTCGCCATAAATGTGGCAACCATGTTTGTGAAAATCCTTCTGAGGCAAAAGCGGCATCTTGTATCACATAATATCTGGGTAATGCTTTTGGTCCTGATGTATCTAAAGGATGATAATCTTTT